GAGAACTCATCCCAAATCTTCCCGGCGCGTCTCCCGCCGCTCCAGACCGCGACACGCTGCGAAATCAGTTCGGGTTGCATTAGTGCGAGATGCGCAAGCGTCCCACGGTCCATCCTGTCTTGCGATGACTTTGCTCGCGATATCTCCGCGTTTCCCTCGAATGCGTTCCGAATTGAAACGGCATCAATTTCGTTTCCTGGAAGCATTCCCGCCGTAATGCTAGATGTATTGAGCCGTCCACACTGGCGGTAGGTTGCGTCATCCATTCCGTACTCAACGCCAATTGCACGTTTACCGACCGGATCTATAACCGAATCAATCGTCTTGCTCATCAGTCCACCCCATTTCTAACCGCGTCCCTGAAACTCTGCTGCGCCATCTCGCGAATTTCTTCCTGATCACGCTCCCACTGTTTCTCTAGCTCGTCCCGCAACCGTTCCCGCGTGCCCTCGTGGTCATTGAGGTACTTGAGAAACCCTGGCGTTCTTTCTGATAGCGAAAACGCTTCTTTTTCGGCTTGCTTTTCATCGAACCATAGCACGTGAGAATCCAAAACGGCCCGGTTAATCGTCCACGACCCGCAAGAGATACGCGAAGCCTCGACAGTGAAATAAAGATCGTTTGCGAATGCGCCGCCGTCGTCGTGAATGTGGAAATTTTCAATTTCCGTCATCGCGTCGCCCTTCGAGTTTCACGAATCCACTGTTGAGAAACGATCCGATGTCCATTGAGTGACGCCGCTTTCGCCTGCTGCCTGCTGACCTCTTTGATAATCTCGTTTTCGTGCCGGTCGATTTCTTCCATGCGTTCATCGGCCATCTTGCCGCAATGCAGGATAGCGAACAGAAACGCAACTCCAAATAAAGCCACGTCAACCGCAATAATCGCAATAATCCATTCCATTTCAGCCGCCTCCAATCTCTTTGTGATCGTCGTTTTGTTTTTGCCTCTGCTCGCCCATCTGGTTGACCCGCCGGTAAAGTTTGCGCCGCATAGCATCGCGACTAAGCTCAATTCGCCGGATCTTCTCGATGGTTTTGGGTTCGCGTTCCGCGTCCTGTTTCTGATCTCGCAGTACCCCGAACCATGCGACGACGGACACGCAAGCGAGCGAGAAGATGATTAAACAAACATCACCAACCATCAGACCTCCGTGTAAAAAAGCCCGCCGCTGGCAAGCTCTGCCAAAACGACCAGCAGCGGGAACCGGGAAACGATCCCGATATCAACGTGGTTTCAGAAAATAAATCGCCCTGTCTGTCTCGACCGTCTCGCCGGCAAGCAGATCAGCGTATGCGGTTTTTTTTGATTCCATAAACTTTTCCGAGCCGAACTCAGAATCAGAGCGGAAAGCCGCGATCCAGTTGGCCGCGAATCGAATCGGATAGCGCGAATGTGTCTTATCGAGCCGAGAGAATCGTATTACTTGTTGCATGGTTTTTCCTTGAAGAAAAGGGCATCCGTGCCCAGTGGCATCCTGCCTGTCGTCCGTGGTTCGCGTAAATTTAGCCGTCGCCGTAGCCGTCGCCGTCGCCGTAGCCGTAGCCGTAGCCGGTTAGTGCTGCGTCCATTCTAGCACCCCCTTAATTGATTTAACCGCCGCGTCGGTCATGTCGAGGATCTCGATAACTTCAAACACTTTTTGCGATTCAACCGGAACTGGGAACTTGCACTTAGATGGCCTGGACACTCCGCGAACAGCAAGTTCCGAAAGCGAACTCGCCCCATCCCAGTACCACAGCCTTCGCGAATCCTTCAGGGTTGCCGTGTTGCCCTTAATGTTTTCAACGATTGCGAAAAACACGCCAGCGTTCTGAGTACGCACAATTTTGTAATCAGTCACTTAATAATCTCCTTGCTTAAATCAAACCTATATGCACGGCGAAACAATCTCCGATCATGGCTACTCGATGATTTCCACAGGTTCTTCTCCGTCGTCGTCTTCGAATTCGAATTGCAGATCGCCGCAAACATCGTATTCAAGTTCTGGCATAACCGTTAAGTCGCCCTCAATATGCAGTGGCGCGCCAACGACGCGGCGTTTTAGTAGCGTGATAATTTTTTGCCACGTTCCTGGCGGATAAGGACAAGGTGCGAATGGGTCGATTGAGTCGTAAAAAACCTGCTCAGTGCTAGTCAGTGGATTCGGCTCAACCGACACTCCGCAAGTGCCGTAACGCTCGCGCATGAAGCGGATCGAGTCTTTGATTTCTTCTTCTGTCGGAATGATCGATGGGTGTGAACAAATCATGTGCGAGCACCTTTTTTTGTATAATTAGACAGTCGATTAGCTGCTGGCCGAGAATCCTTACCTGACAAATCGCTTTCCTGGTTCGCCGAAATAATTCCCCGGCGTGAAACTCGGGTTCCCTGGCCCGCTACGAATCAGCTTCCGCAACCGATCCACGTCCGCCGCCGTCAACGCTCGGACCTTCCCGATTACGTGACCGACGCCGTGCTTTTTCGCCGTGCGTGAGACTGTTGGCGGAGTGCAGCCGAGGAGTGCCGCCGCCGCCGAGCATGTTATTGGGTAGTTTGGCACTCCAGTGATTTGATCCCGGCCAATCATTTCAACGATTGCTGTTAGTTTTTTAAGCATGATTTTTCCTTTCAAGAAAGCCGGGCCGAAGCCCGGCGTGGGGTGTGTGGTGTGTGGATCAGTTGACCTGGAAAACTATCGCTTGCGTGGCGTGATTTGGACCGGCAGAGAAACCAGGAATCGAGTGGACAAACCCATCGAACTCGGAGATTGCTTTGGCGTCCGTTAGCTCCACTTCGCCGCAGGTCAGGATTCTTCGGCAATTGCAAGCCAATTCGCTGTTGCCGACCAGGCTGTCGACACGGTCACGGAATTCGCCCCAAAATTCTTCGGCGTTGTTTTCGTGGTCGACGCGGGCTGTTACTGAGGTGCTCATTTTTTTCCTTTTGCCCCGCAGGGCTGTTTGGGTTTTCCTCGCGAATCAGTCGTTCGCGTTCATGTGTGTATTATACCTATTGATTCGGCTTGTGCAATAGGTAGGCGTGAAAAAATCCCGGAATTTTTGAAAAGATTTTCCGGGATTGGTGGAAGTCGTTTGCCTCGTAGATTTTACGAAGCCCGTATTTTTCCGTCACTGATTCGCAGGTTGCGCAGATCAAAAGATCCATCTTGCGACACATCGCAGATCGCGAATCCGTGGTTCCACCGATTGAACGGCATGTATAACGGCCTCATATCGCAGAGGCATCCCGTCGACCACGTCGCAACCTCACGGCCAAACATATCGGCCTGCGTGTGCTGACTCGTCGCGTGGTGGTGCCCGATAAGCGACGTGTGAGATGTCCGCAGATACAGCCCGCGCGCGGGGTTTACTGGTGATCCCGCTGTTAATTCGTGGCCATGCAGAATCGGCAGCAGCCCACAGAGGATCGGTAACTTGTCCGTAACGTACTCCCAGCCGTGCGCGGACAGCTTGACGCAATCGCTTTCTGTTTGCTCTGCGTATTCGTAGCCCAACAAGCCGTCAAGTCGGCATTGTTGCAGTTGCCAAATCACCGGCGCGTTTTCCCAGATGTATTTTTGCCAGCGATCTTCGTGGTTTCCGTTTTTCCAGATCAAACGAGCGTTGGGGATTTGCTGCTGAATGTAACGCATCAGTTTTACAGTCATCCGCACTTCTTCAGCCGGAGACCTTGCTTCCGGGTCGCGCTCGAATCGCGAAACGCCGTGAAAATCAAGCGTATCTCCATTGAGTATGATCGTATCGCACCGATGCCGTTTACATTCCTTAATCGCCGTCTCAACCGCTCGCTTGTCGTGGTACGGTACGTGGATATCGGACAACACACCAACTCGCCGCGCACCTTCCAGTACTAGCGGATTCCATTCTTTCGCGTCTGATTTTGGGATTGTCACCGCACCCGCTTTGCCGTTTTCGCGGAACATTGATTTTGTCGTTGATTCCTTCCTTGACTTGTTCCCATTGTTGCCGCGAATTCGCCTAATACACGTTCGCGCTTTTTCCAGCGTCGGAAACAGCTTCGGACGATTCTCGCAAAGATGCCGCGCAATCGTTCGCGTTGGCGCGTCAACAAATTTCTTGCACGCCTCCACCGCCGCTAGATATGCAGGGTTACTCACGTTTTCTCCATGCGTTTGAATCCGATGCGAGTTGCCGCCCGCGCGATTTGCTCGGCGACCTTTTCGACCCACGATTCATCTTTATGCCAGTCCGCCGCGTGAAGCATTTCGTGAATTAAAATCGTCAGCGTCCGCTCATCGCTCAGCTTGTCGTAAATTCGTATCTTTTTTCTTGGCGAGTCCGGTGCGTCACATTCGCCATCCGTCTTGCTCGGTAGCTCGCTTGCGGGAACAAAAATAAGCTCCCACCGCTTATCGAGAATAGTGACGAATGTGCGGGACATCATTTCCCTGCTTTGTGGTCCAAGATCACACCAGCGTTCCCGCAGTATCCAGCCTTGTCTTTCCATGAATCCCAATGCTCGATTGAATTCGCGAGCCGCGATGACTTTTGCAGATCGTTGAACATGCAGACATCAAGCGCGCCGATTGCGACATCAACACCGAATCGCGACTTGATCCACCAGCGGAATATTTCCGCAGTACGTTCGTGATTCTCCCACGGATCGCCATAGTCTCGATTGCGGTCGCCGGTGATAACGTCAACGCATTCTTGAAGTAATCGCGGTCGCCACTTCGGCGAACTATTAAGCGTTGCTTTACAGTTCGAACTGTTCGGAATTTCCGAATAGTTGTCCCCCAGCATGTGCGCCATCACTCGCATCGGGCACATTCCCGGCACAGGATCACCGCCAAGATTCGCAGCGCTCGACGGAACCACCCGCGCCGCCTCCGCGTCGGTCATTCCCTGCGGCACCACCTGTCCAGATTCGATCTGATCGCAGCTTTGAAATTCTTCCAGCGTTCTCGGTTCGATCGGACTCATTGATTATCTTTCCATGTATGAGCATTGCCAGCATGCACCCGCACGCCGCACCGCAGCCAAGCGGGATTGCCGTCACCCAAGATTTTTGATGCACGATTTGTAAAACAACGCCAACTTCAAGCAACGCCATTGCCAACGATGTGGGCGCGATTAAAAGATATTTGCCATGTTGAACGTTCAATTGTTGAAACGATTTCAGGCCGACGTATGCAAGTGAGTAGAATAAAATTGATGTCATTTGCCGATCTGTTCCACTCTCCGCACCGCCTCGTCGTACAGCGATCCGATAGGGTCGAGCGGATTCAGCGAAAACGCCAGCCCGCTTGTAACTGCGTTCGCCGCTGCGTGAACGTAGTCCAGCCAGCCGATTGATTTCGCCCGCTCTTTGATTTCACTCACGAATTCTTCCCGCTTCTCACGGCACCCGGCCACACCTACCGCGTTCATTTGCAAAAGCGTCGCTTGGCACGCGCCGCAGGCAGGTAGTGTGATTCCGAGTTGTTCGCACAGTTTTTTGAACTCGGTCCCTGTTCCTATCTTGCTACGGGAGTTGACACCAGTTTTTTTTCCTGTGTAGGTTGCTTTGTCACACACCTCACACACATCCAGGCTAACTAGCCTAATGGCGAGCCTGCAAACCCTGCGTCCGTTTGGTTTGCTATGTCCAGCATATGCACAATCAGTATTCATCATGCCTCATACACTCTGACTTCCCAATATCCAAAATACTGTGCACCGAAGCAGTCTTGTGAAGCTATTTTTGTCTGGATCGTCACGTCGATTTTATCGCCAACCTTGGCGACAGCATTGGCACTAGACATATCAGCGCACGCCGTAACCGAGCATGGAGGTGCCGAATAGGAGTGACCCGGTCCGACCATTGGGAAATTATACGGTGGGCCGTGCGTTGGTGGAGCGAGAACGCGTGTCGTGTCTGCGAACGTGGCGCAGAAATTCATGCCACATCCAAAAACGATCTCTAATTCATCGAGGTTCCAATATGTCGCACCACCTCCGGCTATAAAAACCCATGAAATCGCCTCAGTTGTTTTGTACGTGCTATCACCGGAATCGTATTTGAGAATAAATGATGTCTCTGGGTAATTAACAACTACATCTCTGCCTATTCCGTCTTGTGTCTGTGCGACCAGCGAGATGTCACAACTTAGGTTTGGTGGGAAGTCGGTTAAACTTCTATCAGGCATGTAATTGTCAATGTAGCTCTGCCAGCACGTCCATGCTGTTGCATTGCCAAGACCCTCCGGATACACACACACGCTGCACGGAAGGATCTTTTCCAGTGGTTCATTTTGTGATTGCGGGCTTTGCATCCAAAACGTATTTCCTGCACGAGATCGCCAATCCCATATGTTCTCGTATTGCGGAGACCCGGTGACTATTCCGCAATCATCGCTGCCGCTATCTAGTATTAACTCAAGTGTAGTGCTCCCGTGGCCGTGGCCGTCCATTGAACTTGCAAGCCTCCAATAACAAGTGGTTGTTGCCGGGTTGCCGTCACTGTCAACACAATCAAAATCAACTGTGTCAGATTCCCATGTGTAACCGCTTATCCAATACAGTTTTGCGCCTGATACTGGTATCAATGAACTTGGTATCCCGGAGACCAGATACGTCTCGGCATACCTTCTGCCGTGCTTTGTCAAGCTAGACGCCGATACAGCAGCACTGCAGCATCCGCCGGACGCTATTGCTCCTGTGCCAGAGCCAGAACCAGTGCCCGATGATCCGCTGTCCGTCTGCACCTCACACCAATGATTCCCCTGGTTGATCACCCAGATATAATCGCCAGCAACCGCCGTAGCATGATCGCTGTCGATTGCATAGATGTTATTGATCGTGATCGCGGTGTCTTCCCAGTCCGAAAAATCAGCCTTTCGCCGCTGCATTTTCCCAGAGACCGGATCGGTCGCGGAGATGTCGTCGTCAAGTTTCACGCGAACGATTTTCGATGCGTCACGCCGTTGCACACCACCCACGCCTAGCGATGGCTGGAACGCTTCCCAGCCTTTGACGGCATCGCTGATACGTTTCGCGCTCTCTGGAGTGAATCCTACGCCGTCCATATTTTCCTATCCGCACGCGGGAAGAATCGAAAACGGTTGTTTCGGGTAGATGTCTTTGTAGAGGATCTCAGGATCTGTCGGCGTGCCTGTAACCGGCTTTTGATACCCTTCGCCGTCAAGCAGCATCGGCGTATTTGCTGTCGCGCCGTTCGCGTCAACGCAATCGACCAGTTCAATGGTCCCGCCGTTGTCCTTCAGGCATTTCGTTCCCATGTCGACCATGTCGAACACCCAGCCCTCCTGTTCGGTGTCTGAGATCGGCGGATCTCGAAGCGTCAGCGAAAACGAGACTTCGTAGTATTGATATGCGCCCTCAATTTTCAGTTCAGAGCAATACACACTATGCAGCTTCGCGCCACCGATTAAGACTGGGATTGTTTGGCCTGATTCCAGCGTGATGTAAAACTCATCTGAATTGATCACGCCGTAACGATTGCGGTACGTCCACACCCAATCTGGCACAGGGTAGACGTTTTTTTGAATGTTAAACGTTGTGAGAAAGCCATCAACTTCCGGCAGTTGCTCAGGTATTTGTTTCGCGGAGTTGGTGATGGCTTTCCCGTCACGATCAGAACGCACCGGCATCCGTTGCGATTCCCAACTGAACTTCACCACAGCCGGACGATCCAGCGGGTCTGGAACTTCACGCTCTTTTTGTTCGTTCTGAGTAAACTTCGTTTTGTATTCGACAGTTTCAATCCAGTGATCCGGGTTCTGCATGTCCTGCGTGATCTTGAATCGATACGCAAACGCCAGAATGTTTGCCGGGTGCGGGTATCCGTAACCGATGCCGACCGCGTTAGCGATTGCATCCTCAGTCGCCGCGTTGCATCCGTCGCCGGATACTCGGATCTCAAACTTCCTGGAATAGTCGCAATGGAAGCCCTCACAACTCACGTCACGCGAAAGTTCATTGACGGTGTAAGATAGCGTCATCGTGGGATCTCCACTGCTAGAACTGGAGATTGTTTACCGGAAAAACTTTCGAATCCTTTCTCCAGCACGCCCTTGACCTGTTTGAGAAGCCCGTTGGTCTCTTTTTGCTTCTCAGCCGTCTCGTTTTTCTTGGTTCCAGACGCCGCTTTGGCAATCAATTCCGCCGCTTCTTGAGACTGGGCGGATATCGCATTGAAGCCTCGATATTGACCGGCTTTTTTATCTTCCGATTTCGCGTCGAAGTTAAGCCCCTCGAATTCTTTCAGCCCTTCTTTCGCCGCGTCCTGCCGTTCTTTGAGTCGACCGTACAGAGCATCGATTTCTGGAGTTGTTTTCGCCAACTCCGTCTCAAAAATTTTCGGCATGTCAGAGATCGCCGACCGCGCGCCTTCCGTCAGTCCCTTGAAGTCCTCCTTCTTGAGATCGAGCGCGCCGGTAAAGCCGGACTTCACCCAGTTCCAGATTTTTTCGAATAACGTTCGAATGTTTTCGCCGAGGTTAATAAAGATCGTCAACCCGTAATCGAGCATCGTGAACAGGATGTTTTTCCAATTGCTTCCGGCCCATACCATCAGCTTGCCGAAGTTCCTGAAAAAGTCCTGAACAAGAACGATTCCATTTCCGGCCCACATCACAAGCGTCTGCTGGGCAATCTGGAAATAGATGTCAAAATTCGCGATGAAGTCGGCAACCATACCGACAGCATCGACGAAGAAATCAGACCAAGATCCGCCCATTTCGTCAGTGCGAACCGCAAACAGCCCGGCAACGAAGTCGATGCCGTTCATCATTGCGGGAATCCACACGTTTTCGACGGCATGGATAATCGGGTAAATAGCCTTTTCGAGTTTTGTCAGGATCGATTCGCCTTCGCCGCCGAATTGCTTAAACTTGGACGTGGCGTAGTTCCAAATGTCGCCCGCTTGTTTCCCGACCCACTGGAAAACAGCGTTCACCTTGTAACCGAGCCGCGTAATAATGCTCTCGCTGTCTTTCGCTCCGGCCTTTGCGCCGTCGGTCAGCGCAGATGACAGTTTCGCGCCGAGAAAACCGAACGCCGCGCCGCCAGCCGCACCAACGATTCCACCCATCATTAACCCGGTTAACGCGCCGCTTCCCGCTGCGGAGCCAGCCGACACCTTCCCATCCTCATCCGTTGCGCTCGCACCCTGAACAATGCCGCTGACAGCGTTTCCTGCAGCCCCACCGCCGCGACCACCATGAGGAATCATGCGCCCCAACGCGCGAAAGCCCGCCATCGGAATCGTAATCGGCGACATCGCTACCGTTTTGAACGCCAACCACGAAGCCCGAGCCGCTTTCGTCGCCATGTTCACTGCGAATATGCCCCACGAAACGCGGTTCAGATTCTTGATCCACGGTTCCAGTTGCGAAGCGTCCTTGCCCATCATTTTCATAATGATGGACGTTCCACGCAGCCCCCACGATGCAATAGCCGCTGTGCGCGATAGATTGGAAAGATTGCTGACAAATCGTAGCAACGGTTGCAGCGCGGCCCCGATTGTGCCGCCGATATCGAGTACAACCTTATTGGTTGCCGACAGCCCTCCCGTGGCTTTCGCCGCCGCAGCGTTCATGGTTCCACCGAGTGACGTTTTCGTTACGCCCGCTATTTTGTTGACCTGGTCCTCAATCTGCTTAAATGACTTTTGCAGATCGGACAAATCGCCGTAAAATCGGACGAACGCCGCACCGGCTTGGATCGCTGAACTCATTATTGGTTTTCCTCACGCAACATCGGATTGAAAACCTCCGCAGGCAATTTCGGCGAGTTGCTTCCCGCGTTCATCTGATAGATCCAAGACGTAATCGCCGCTGTCTGCGCCCAATCGTGCGCGATTTTTGCTTTCGCCCGCCACGCCAACTGTCGCAGAGTCAACGGCCCGATGTCTTGCACGCCTACGATGCCAGCGTACTGCTCGCCGAGTCGCTCGATACTGGTGTCAGTTCCCGCCGTTGTGCCTCCAACGCTTCCTGTGACGTTCTCGGCATCAGCTTCAGGAAATTCGAGATCATCTCTTGATCTTCCGCCCTGCCGAGTTTCTGGAAAAAATTTTCCCACTCCTCGAAGAACGCCGCTTTCGCTGCGTCAAGTTCTGGACCGAAAAAGCCTTCATCAAACTCGTCTCGCTTAACCCGTAATTCACTCGCCCGCAATCGACACAGCGACCACAGCACGTCAAGCAAAGCCATCGGGGACTCGTATAGCTCCACCATCAACGGAGCGCCGGAAGCCCCCGGGTATTTCGCCATCCCCAGATCGATCTTGAGATCGGCTTTGACTCGCTTGATCGCGTCAAAATTGATATTGATCTCCCAGGTCCGGCCCTGCGTATCCTTGATGAATTGCACAAATCACCCTTCAAAATTAGGCAAATGTCGGCGCGCGTTGATCGATATTCAACGCTGCTTCAACCGTAAACTCCTGGAACTCGCCGAGATTTTCCGGCGTGTCGAATTTCAAGATCGTAAAATCGGCGTCAATGGTGTCTTCGGTCGCGCCAGAGACCGGAATGATTTTCAGCGCGACTACGTTCCCGGTACCGTCAGTCGCGATTGCAGCATCTTTGAATGCTGCGTATGTCGTGTCAGATGGCTTTCTCCGCCCCGTGATCGTGACGTGGTACTTTGCTTGACCGGATCGCGTGTTCGTAAATTTCGAATCACGATAGTTTCCCTCGACGGCGGAACGCTCGATACCGTGCGAGACGGTTTTCACCAAGCCGAAAGCCGTTGCAGCCGTAGAACCAGCCGCCCCATAATAGAGGATTGCTTCCTCGCCTAACCGATATGATACCGCGTAAGTCATGGATGCCCCTTCCGGCATCCGTCATGGTGTCGCACTATTAGTAAAGCCCTGTCAGAAAAACGGGGGGGGAAGGCCTTCCCTCGCCCCGCTCCCATGACGGAGCAACCTCAAATCGAATCAGTCCACAACCCAGCCACGCCCATCATCTCCGCTTCAAACGCCGGAGCCATAAAAGGACGTGGTTTGATCGTGATTGTCTTTCCTTTTTTCGTTGTTACCGTTCCGCCGTGTTCCAATTTCCGAACGGCACCCGTTCGACCCGAAAGCATTTTTGGACCAATCACAACTTCCGTTTTCGAACTATCAACGTCGAACAAAATGAATTCGCGCACCGGAGAAAACGATTGCGAATAACCGCGACGATTGATCCGGTGAACCGTTGGTGGTTGCCCCGGACTACTCGCCTTTCTCCCGTATTTCAAAGATGTTCGCGCCCGTTGCCGGACGTTTGCACCAATTGTCACTAAATGATTTTCGGTCGCTTTCTCAAGCGGTTTCATCACCGCTTCAGGAGTCATCGAAACGAATGAATAAAAACCGAAACTCATTATTCCAGCCCTGGTGTTGGCGGATCTGGATTGATTGCCAGCATTA